ATCCTGCAGATCTAATTTCAGCAACTGTAATATCTTTTTGTCTTTCAGCTTCTTTTTGTTCAGCTTCAAATTGTTGTTGAGCTTGCATTTGAGCTTGTTGTAGTTCTTGGGCAACCTCTTGTTCTGATTTTATTAATCCATCTATTTCTAAACCTAGCCCAGCTTTTAAAGGTACTGCAAGCTTCTCAAAATTAAATCTATTACGCATTTCTGGAACTTGTCCAACAACTTGTATAAGCTGAAGTACCTGCTGAATAGTAACTTCTTTAGCCATATAGGTATCATAACTTTTTGCCTGACAGAGGAAATCTCCTTTGATACCGATATCTCGTGAATCAGCCATCAGCCAATGATAGATAGCCTGCACGTTTGAAGTAACCATATTGTTTAATGAACGAACAACTCCGCTTGTCATTTTATTAGAGTTCTCATTCAAAATCTGCATTCCAGTTGCAGTCTTTGTTTGGTACTGTGCACCTGAACCCATACCAATTGGAACTTGTCCTGATGATAGATCTGTGTTTCTTTCTATGATCCTAAGCAATTCAACAAGACCTTGAGTAACATCTGGTATAGTTACAGATTTAAATGCATCATTAACACTTTCACCAGACTTTAACCTCCATATTTTTCCAGGATACATTTCATAGAAGTCATCACTTGTTGCATCAAATGCATTAGGATTTAAAGCAGCCATTGGAAGGGCTGACATTGTTTTCCCTTCGACTATCATTCCATAGACAAAGTTCATCATGTCTTGATCATCACGGATAGCTTCATATATCCCTCCGCCCCAGATACTATCTTCCTGTTCCTGCCAATAACAAAAATCATATGGGAGCCTGCCATCAAACGGATTAGGTATAGCTCTTAAAACTTTAGATCCTAGAACTGTGATAACTACTGGCATATGATATGTATCACCTTCTTTTCTCTCTGGTACTTCCATATAAGGATCTAAGTCTTCCTTACCTAACCCCTTATGCCATAATTCTAAAATTGTAAAATTTTTAGTCTGCTCAACACCTTGACTAAACCTTCTTGGTGATATACCTCCTTGATCAAATGTAGTTTGTCCCTCACCAGTTTCAATACATCTTTCTACAAGAGCTGGATCAATAGCTCCGTTAGATTTAATTGCCATTACCCTAAGTTCCTGAGCAGATAAAAATCGTCTTTGTATTACCCAGTCAAGATCACTCTTACCAGTTGAACCAGGTGATGGAAAAGTATCCCATATTGAAATCCATTCAACATGTGGCATCATCTCACTTTCTGCCTGTTCTTCTACCATTTGAAGCAAAGGGTCACGATTTGCTGTCTGATAAAGTGGGTAATCAACTTTTTTCAAGACAATTGATTTAGTAACTCCTGTGCCATATAACGTCATTTCGTTAATAGCTTTACTCAATGTATCTTCGTAAGAAGTTTCATCGAGTATATCCCTTATCTTTTGTTCACAATTTTTTGCCCTGTTCATAGCTTCATCATACGGCTCTGGAGCTTGCAGTAAATCAGGTGCTACAAACCTTGGCCTACGAGAAGGGCTTATTTTAAAAGGGATCTTACCTTGTTGAAGAGTTGAAGAAAGGAGCTTAGTCCTTGCTTCGTGGACTTTCCTTTTAGTTAGGTTTACATATATACCACGCTCTTTTGCGACATCAACTGCTTTAGAAGTCGTGTCTGGAAATTCGCCCCTCATTGCATGCCAGCCTGACTCCCATATTTCCTCACGAGTCTTTCGATCTGTATCTGATGCACCCTTCTGATAAAGATCCTGGACAATCAATCCCAATGAATCTGGTACTAACCCCTGTATTTCCTCACTATCTTCAGTAATATAATGGTTGCTTTCAGGTTTTATTTCTGCCATTACTGCTCTTTTTCTTTTTTTTCTTAGGGTTAGGTTTTGGTTTTAATCCGTACATCTCCTATCTCCTCTATGTGTTACCATTTACATTTGTCAGCCCAATAAGCTGCAGACATTTTTCCTCTTGCAATATTCTTTTTGTGCCTTGCCTTAAAAGATTTCCTTTTTGCTTTCATCCTTTCGGACTCACCAGCCTTAGGCTTACCTGCTGTCGAAGCACCTTGCTCACCAAACCTAATTGTTTTAATTTTATCCCCAACTTTAGCTACAACAATATGAGACTTCGTTGGATGATTAGGTGTTCTTTTGCATTTGTTATAAGCAGAAACTCCTGCTCTAGCTAATCTAGAATCTTTTTTTACAGCCATATTTACCACTAATAATCAAATAACCATTTATGATATACAATACAGGTATTCAATATTGTTAGTCAACTAAAAGAATTTTATACTAGCTCTTAAAGTAAAACTCTTTACGTTGTGATTTTGGGAGTGAAATCTTTGGGGTAGGGTCATAGGGGTACATGTAACACATGTAAGCAGCAATAGCAAGGGACATTACCCTATCATCGTGACATCCATGTTGTGCAGACTCTTTCCCATCTTTGTTAATTACAAAAGTCTGAAGCTCATCTACTGTACCTTTAGAAAATATATCAATTTGTTTTTCTCTTATTAATCTTCTTAGTAAGTCAAGTATTAACTTTCTTGTTTTTATATTTGTATTAAATCCAAGACGTTTCTTTTTTCTATTACCACGCTCATCAAGTGCTTTCTCGATATAAAGATTTTCATATTTATGAATAGATGATAGGAATTTAAGTGTCAGTAATCCATGATTATTATTTTCAACAGCAACAAGAGCTGTATTATACCATGTTGCAATAGTTGTTATTACCCAGGCTAAAAGATCAGGATCTATCCTAGCTGACCAAGTTGCACATTCTTCAAATGTTTCTGCATCTAATACAGTTACTACAGAGTAATCTGAATCGCCAGTCTGATTAAGAATGCCTTCAGAAACATCAACTCCTATCCTATATTCACGACCCATTTGAGGTGGATTAAAAACAGATAACTCTCCATCTAGATGTTTCTTCATAAAGTAACGCATCTGTTCGCTACCATTTTTATAAGTAAATGCATTAACTGGCACTTCAAATTTTTTAGGTGGACTGTCCCTATCTCTTTCGTCAGCATCAAACCACATCTGAGTTAAATTTACAGAATCAAATGCACTCCTACCTGAAGCTACAAAAGCTTCTCTTGCAGTGGTTGGGTATTCCTGATGAAATACATTTAAATCTCCTTGGCACTCAGGGGATACGATCTTATTCCTACGCCATTTTAAGTGTTCAGGAGTAATCTTAAAGATCATTTCTCCCTGTAGTGTTTTATAAGATGTCTCAACACCAAGTAATGATTTCTCTTCCTCTCCGCCAAAAGAAGGATTACTTCCTAAAGATTTTATAAAACTGTCATCTTTCTTCTCCTCTTTTGTCAATTCAGTTTTGTATTCATCAAAGACAAACCACGGGAAAAATATAGGTTTTAATCCTGAGTCATCTTTCTCTGCTCTCCACCATTCTCTTTCAAAATAATTTCCAACTCCTTTTGCTGTACTCTCCAACCATATCTCTGTGCCATATCCCTGCATTACACAGTTCATTAAACCAGTCGCATATTCTTTTGCCCTACTCCCCCAACGGGCTACTTCCGAACAGTGGAGCATATCAATACCTGCACCTACAACCTCCGAACCTTCGACTGTACTCATGCCATAGCGTGAGTTAAGTCCTTTGCCATCTACAGAACCCCATGTAAGTTCCTGTTTACCTGAGTAGTGAGACAGTGGTTTAATAAAATCTGGATAGTTCTGTTCCATAACTTTTGTCATCTGGAACATTTCTGATGTAGTGTTCTTGGAATGTGTACAGATATGTACAAGCTGGTTAAACATAGTAGCTGCACGTTTAAACATTCTAGCCTGGACATAGGTAGAAATACCGAAACGTCTAGCCTTTAGTACTATTATCCTGACATGACCTATATCCTTGAGCTGCTGCTGTGCTACCTCGTGGAGTATTTTTTGCACAGAGTTCATCTGAAAAGGGATCAGCTTCTTAGTACCCAGCTCCTGTATCTTTAAGCAGTAATTAAAATAGGTGTCGTGATCCTGAAGTCTATCCATCAACTCCTGTAAAGCTTCTTTATTAGATTTTTTTGGAGCTAACTGTTGCATAAAAAATATTATACGTTTAAGGTTTTAGTATGAAAAAAGCTGAGCCGATAGAAGATTTTAAAAAAGGATATAAAGGGGGATACATCCTTGGCAATTTTACTGTGCCTGGGAATAAAAGATCCATACGAAGAAAACTGTGCACATATGATGAAGCATTTTACAGTGGTGAAGGTTCTGATAGAAGGAAAAGAACTAACAAACAATATAAAGATTTTACTAAAAAACTTTGGCAGGAAATGAATCAACGTATTCAGAATGAAGCTAAAGAATTTAATCCTGAAGAATATACGTTTAAAAAAATTAGTAAGAAGTGGATATCTCATAAAGAAATTATGGTTAAAAAAAATACTGTTGAAAAATACAAACAGTCACTTAATCACTTCTTGGCTTCTAATAAAAAAGATATTTGTTTAAATAATCTAAACCAAACACATTTTGATAAACTTATTAAAAGACTTGCTGATCGAGATACAAGTCTGAATTATCAAGAAAGTGTAATTCGTGAAATAAAAATATTTTTAAACTGGGCTGAAGAAAATCAATTTATAAATAAAGTCCCAAAAGTAAAATTTAAAAAACCCACCAAAAAAAAGCCCCGAATATATACAGATGAGCAATTAAATAATATTGAAAAAGCTATCCGTGAAAAAATAAAAACTACTACATATCGACACACTGAATATTATAACCACCTCCGTATTCACATGATGCTTAAACTCACAGGCATGAGGATCGGAGAAATATGGTCAATGACACTAGATAGACTATTTATAGATCACCTCCCTCCATATCTTCACATAATAGATGTTAAAGAATTAGACTTCCAAGTTAAAGGCCGAGTCGAACACAGTGTAAATTTATCAGCTAAACTATTAAAGTTTCTTAAAGACGATTTGTCTAAACGAAATCCAAAAGAAAAATGGTATCTCGATAACGGCAAAGGTAAGCCTGCATATCACAATGCTCAAGCAGCTGCACTACCTCTTGCCAGATGGAACAAACGTCTGGGTATTTCTGGGATGAAAAGAGCACATGGTTATAGAGCAACTGTTGTAACTAAATTAGGTAACACAGGTGTCCAGACAGAACGTACTCAAAAACTTGTTGGACATAAAGACAGAAAAACAACTGATGGCTATTTTAATACTGATCTTTTAGACACCCAGGAATTGGTCGATAAGCTATAAATTACTGTAGAGTATTACCAAAACATTA